GCAAGGCAAGGGCATGGGGATTGCTCAACAGTTTGGCATTGAATCTACTGCATCAGATTTTATTGATAGAAAGTTATTAGAGGAACAAAGATACGAATTAAAACTTCTAATTGATAATCGCTTTGGACATGGAACTTGGAATCAAATTCTTTCAGAAAGAGCCGATAAAATTAAACAAGCTAAAGAGGCACAAAGACAAGCTAAATTAGAAGCAAAAAAACAAAGAGAAGAAGTTTTTGAAGCAATAAAATGGGTAGCATTTACATTACTAGGTATAGGTGTATTTGTATTAGTGCTTGTAATGGGTTTAAAATCATTTGCAGATGGCAAAATGTATAATGCACCCAAAGACTACACTTATAGACAAAAAGTCTGGCAGGGCAAAATAGAGCCAAAGAAATATACAACTTGTAGACTAAAAAAAAGGTTAACATCTAAATATACTAAAAAAAAAGCTTGTATATATGAGGGTAACAATAGAACTTATACTATGATGATTGAGGTTTTTTGCCCAAGACAATTCAAATGTGAATATAAAACTCTTAATTCGAAAATGCCAGATATCGATAAAGTCATGGATAGTTTAAGGAGCATAAAAGATTGATTACTGCATTTATGTTATATTGTGCTATGCAACCAAGCCAGATGAATGAAGCAAAAATTTATTTTAGGTCTATTAATGATTGCACTTATTATGCTGAAAAATTAAGTGGGCAGGTGTTTATGTCAGAAGAAGGCAACCAAACCTATGAATGCCATTGTAAATTAGTTCCAAGTATCAACTCAAATAAAGTGAAGGTGTATTAATGCAAAAAAAATTACAAAAAGGCTCAATATTAGATGAATATGATTTAGATGGCGATAATGAAATTACAAATGAAGAATTACAAAGAGCCAAAGAAATAAAAGAAACTGAAACTAAATTAAGAAAAAATCTAGCACAACTTCGTATGGCGAGATACACCTTGATAGGTATGGGTGTATTTACACTTGCTATGTTTTTAGTTCCAATAGAACGTGTTGAGGCATTGGCAGATATATCAAACTTGTTTTATATCTCAGGTGCTGGTATCGTGGGTACATATATGGGAACATCAGCTTATATGGCAAAGAATGGGGTTAAATAATGAATTTACAAGTATTGAAAGAACATATTGCTCAAGAAGAAGGCTTAAAATATGAAATTTACCGATGCAGTCAAGGTTACCCAACTGCAGGGATAGGCCATTTGATTACAGAATGGGACGATGATTATTATGGAAAACCAATAGGAACAAAAGTTTCAAAAGAGCAAGTTGATAAATGGTTTGAATCTGATTTGTATGTAGCCATAAATGATATGGAACAATTCACAGAAGGCATGAATATTGATGAAAATGTTAAAGAATGTGTAACACACATGGTATTTCAGTTAGGTTTACCAAGATTAAATAAATTTAAAAAATTCAAACAAGCTTTATTAGATAACGACATAAATGCTGCACAAGCCGAGATGAAAGATAGTTTATGGTATAGGCAAACAACAAATAGAGCAGAAAGACTAATTGAAAAGTTAGGGAAAAGTGCATGATAGCTAGTTTATTACCAGTTGCATCAAAATTATTAGATAAATTTATACCAGATGCAGATGAAAAAGCCAAAATGG